CGTGATTGGCAAAAACACTCCTTCCGAAAGTATCCGGCCTTTACCTGGCGATTCAGGAAAGAAATCCTACGTAAAACTGATTAAACCAGGAAAAATATTATGAAGACATTAGCAGAACAGGTGCGCGACCTAGAAAACACGCGAGCCGCTAAAGCGGCGGAAGCAGAAAACGTTATCAATAAATCCGTTGAGGAAGATCGTACAATTACGGTGGAAGAACAAGAACTTTTCGATGAATTAGAAGGCGAAATCAAGCAAATAGATGATAATTTGGTTCGACTGAAAAGGCTTGAGAGCATTCAAAAAGCATCAGCTAAGCCTCCCACTGAAAACCGTCAAAGTGTTGATAAATCAATCAGAAAGAAAACCAATGGACCTTTAATTCTTTCTAAGAAATTTGATCCAGATGACAAATTTCAGGGCCAGTCTTTCATCAGGAAAGTGATAGCAAAAACGCTCGGCAAAATAGACGGTGTTAGCCCGGTAGTGATCGCTGAAAAGCGATGGGGGCAGACTAACCCAAACCTTGTTGAAGTATTGAAAGCGGATGTTGCAGGCGGTGGAACTGAATCAGGTGATTGGGGTAATGAATTAGTTGGAATCGATAATCGATATACAGGCGACTTTGTAGAGTTTCTCTACGGAATGACCGTGTATAACCAATTAGGTTTGCGCGTTGTTCCGGCACACATATCTATTAAAGGTCAAGACGGCGCCGCTACAGGTTATTGGGTGGGAGAAGGAAAGGCTATTCCAATGTCCGCGTTAGACTTCAATACTGTGAACTTAACGCCGTTGAAAGTGGCCGCCATTACGACTATGAGTAAGGAGTTAATGCGTCACTCTTCTCCTTCAGCAGAAATGCTAGTGAGGGATGCGTTAGCTGAAGCGTGTTCACAACGAATCGATACCACATTTATCTCCAATACCGCAGCAGGTACAGCAACACCAGCGGGCATCATGTATAACATTGCCGCAACGACTAGCGCTGGAACTGACACCGATGGCGTTATTAATGATATAAAAGAACTTCGTCAAAGGTTCATCACGGCAAAAAATACAGGTGGTCTAACGTGGGTAATGAACAAAGGTCTCGCTAGCTCATTGTCTTTGCTTAGAAATGCGTTAGGACAAAAGGAATTTACCGAGATTAACCAAGATGGGGGCATGTTGGAGGGTGATCCAGTAGTTACTGGTGATAATGTCAACGCGAATCATTTAATTCTTATTAAACCATCGGATATTTGGCGTATCGAGGATATGGGAATTGAGGTTAGCGCTTCTGAACAAGCCACCATTGAGCAGGCCGATAACCCTACTGGCGCTAGTGATGTGCCGACTGATCAATCACAGGGTATCGTTGGAATGTTTCAAACTGAATCGGTAGCTGTTAAAGCTGTAATGCCAATTAACTTCCAGCGTAGACGTGAAAGCGCGGTTGCATGGATAAACGACGCCGATTATGGTGGCGGTATCTCTACCTAATTACCTCTCGCTTGGCCCTTCGGGGCCTTTTTCTTTAGGGTGAAATATGAAAAAAATGAAAGTTAGGCTCTTAGACAAAAATCTAATTAAAAGGATGAAGAAAAATATCGTTTCTCTTCCAAAAAGGATTGCTACCGTTTTGATCTTGATCGACAAGGCGGAGCTCTACAAAGAGCCGCCAAAACAAGAGGTTAAGGCTACACCACCACCAAAGAAATCTCCGCCAAAAAAGAAAGTCGCCGTTTCATCGAGCACCTATAAAACAACACAGGCTAAGGCCGCTATAAAAACTGTTATGACGGCAGAAAAATCAGATGATTAAACTTGATACGCCAATCGAATTGAAACAGGGCGCTATATACGCGGTTCGCACTGATGAAATTTTGTCTTATTCTGGTACTAATCGTTTAAAAGAATATTTAGAAACATTGCACAAGGAAACCGGCGCAAAATTTGTTTTTTTGGGCAATCTAAAATTAACAACAGCTGAAGAATTACGGGAAATACTTGAAAAAAATGGCTAATATTTTTTCTTTCTTCAGAAGAAATAAGCAGATCAAGCAAGAAAAGCAGCTTCAATCTGTAGATGATCGCGGATGGACTAGAATATTCGACTGGAGGCCTGGTGCTTTCCAGCAACACACACCATACGACACAGAAGAAAGCGTTTTATCGCATCCCACGCTATTTGCGTGTGAAACCCTAATACAAGGCGACATTGGTAAATTGCGCCCTACTGTTCAACAAAAGAATGGCGATATCTGGAAAGAGCAACAAAACAAAACCAGTCAATTGTTAATGAAGCCAAACAACTATCAGAATCACATACTTTTTAAGCAACACTGGCTAAATTCAAAGCTTAATCATGGTAATACTTACGTATTAAAAGAGCGTGACTCACGCAGACGCATTGTCGCGCTTCACATTCTAGATCCGCTTAAGGTAACGCCTTTAGTCGCAGAAAACGGTGATGTCTTTTATCGTTTGAGTCAAGAGCGGCTAGCAAAGATTCCGACTGACGATGAATTGCAGAATACGGTGCCTGCAATAGAAATTATACATGACCGTTTCAATTGTCTTTATCACCCGCTTATAGGTTTGTCACCCATCTTTGCCGCTGGTGTTTCCGGACAGCTTGGCATCAAGATCATGAACGATTCCAAAAACTTTTTCGCCAACGGCGCGAATCCTGGCGGAATACTTAGCGCACCAGGTACGATATCCGAATCGACAGCAAAGCGCCTCAAAGAATATTGGCAAGAAAACTTTACTGGTAAAAAATCCGGCGAAATAGCGGTTGCTGGTGACGGCTTGAAATACGAGCCTATGCGAATGTCTAGCGTTGATGCTCAATTACTCGATCAGTTAAATTGGTCTGATGAAAAAATATGCGCCACTTTTCACGTACCATCGTACATGGCTGGTGTTGGCGAAATGCCTCAATCGACAAATTCAGAGACATTTTTAATTCAATACTATACGCAATGCTTGCAAGTTCTTATTGAAGCAATGGAAGTTTCGCTTGATGATGGCCTCGATCTACCGAGCAATCAACGTACTCAACTTGATCTCGATGGTCTGTTTAGAATGGATCAATCAACGCTATCTAAAATCATTGAGACTTATACTAAATCGGGAACCATGGCGCCGGATGAAGGCCGCGCTAAACTTAATCTCGGGCCAGTACCTGGTGGGAAGTATCCTTATTTGCAACAGCAAAACTTCAGTCTAGAAGCCTTGGCTAGGCGAGATTCACAGGAAGATCCATTCACCACTAGTGAACCTCCATCAAATGATCAAGATCCGGCCAATGATGACGAGGAAGACCTAGAGGCGTTACAATTGGCCGCAAGCGTGATAGCGCTTGGAAAACCTTATAAAAACCGATTTAAGGCCTACACATGAAACCTACAGAAATCTTTCTAAAAGCGATCGAAGACCTTAAGAAATGGGTAGAACTTGGATTTGATGAGATTTCAAAGGAAATAGAGAGCCGATTTGATCACTTGAAAGAATCTTCTGATAAGAAAATCAAAAGCCTTGAAACGGAAATCGAAGAAAAATATAACCCGCCAGCGCGTGGCACGTGGGTAACACATGATGAGTTAAACGCTAAGTTTGTGGAGTACGAAGAAATCCAGCAAGGCGTTCCAGTTGAAAAAGGCGAACCAGGTCCACCAGGTAGGGATGGCATTGATGGCAAAGATGCGGATATCGAGTTCATCAAAGATTTCATCGAAAGAACGGTTGAGCAAGTCTCTTCCAATATCAAAGATGGAAAGGATGGTATTGATGGCAAAGATGGCGCATCGGGTAAGGATGGACTTGACGGTAAAAACGGAATAAACGGGATCGACGGCAAGAATGGCACTGATGGCAAAGATGGCATTGACGGAAAAGATGGAATCGATATCGAAATCCTCTCTCATATCGATATAGAGAAATCTTACCCACGCGGCACCTACGCGATGCATAAAGGCGGCTTGATTCGCTCCTACTCAAAAACTGCAGGTATTAAGGGCTGGGAAACCGTAGTTAATGGCATTGATTCGCTCGACGTCGAACTCGTCGATAATCGAAATGTTGTTGTTAAATCATCAATGACTGATGGCACGGAGATCACAAAGAATATCGAGATACCAGCGATGATATACAGAGGGCTTTTTTCTTCCAAAGAAACTTACGAAAAGGGCGACACGGTTACACTTAGCGGCAGTCTTTGGCACTGTAACAAGAAAACCGCCTCGCGCCCTAATCCAGATTCAAACGATTGGACGTTAACCGTTAAGAAAGGCCGAGACGGTAAAGATCTTCGCTCGCCAGGGGACATATGAGCCTAGAATACGTAAGCATCAAAGAAATTAAGGATTGGATGCAAATCCGCCATACTGGCATGGATGATAAGCTCGTTTTTGCTTCTCAGGCCGCCTCAAATGCCATAAAAAACCATCTTGGCGATTTCTCCGCTTATGAAGGCCAGCGCAATGAAGACGACGATTATATTCTAGATTCGAATTACGAACCTGAAATTCAACTGGACGCCGATAGCGAGCGTGTTGTAAAGTTTGAAGTACGGTTAGCTTGTTTGGAACTGATCAGGGTGATAATAGACAATCCTGAAGCTTTCGCGGATTATTCAACTAGGAGCCAACTACCACCGCAAGTTGAGGCCCTATTAAATCCATTAAAAGATCCAGCGCTTCAATGAAAAATAAGAGCAACTATAGGCACTTAGTAGACATTCAAAGAGCGACCGAAAGTCAAGATGCCGTGACGGGCGAGCTTACTAAGGTTTGGAGTAATATTTATTCGCGAATTCCATGCAGCATTGAGCCCTTGAGCGCTCGTGATTTCATAGAATCGCATGCTCATCAGTCAGAGATTAAGGTTAGAATTGAGATTAGATATCTTCCGGATCTCGACGAGGAAGTCAGATTGGTTGCATTAAGTTCACCTTACACAGACTTTATATATAACCCGGTGGCGGCGCTTCCGGATAAACACACGGGACTAGAACACATTACTTTTCCGTGTAGTGAGAATGTAAATAGCGGTTAGTTTATGAGTGAGATTCGAATACCTTATTTTTTTGCTATTCAAAGAAATGTTATGTCGGGGCAATGCAAAACGTGCTTGCTTAGACTTCAAGTAAGGTATACAGCTTTTTTTTTGTTTCCTGGTTTGTTCCGTGGTTGGGCTGGTTCTCAATTCGGCTTGTTTACACCTCGAAAAACTAGTGGCGGATACGTTTGTACTGGCTTTTATTTTCAACCTTGGTTGGCTCCAGATATCGCTGTATGCAGACTGCCAAAATGGTATCTAAAAACCGTAAGATTTTTTTCTTATAGAAACGATTAAGTAAATGAAAAAAGCGGTTGTATTAGCTTCCGGTCCTTCATTAACTTTAGAACAGATTGATCTTGTAAGAAGATCAGGGTTATTCACTATCGCGGTGAATACAACATTTAGAAAAGTACAGTTTTGCAATGTTTTATATGGTGGCGATCGTTGCTGGTGGCAGCATCACCACAAAGAAGTAGATAAGCTGGATTTAAAGGCAAAGAGATATAGTTGCTCTCGTCCAGCTGAAAAACTTTACGGCGCCAATTATAGGAATCGTAAAGTAAAACCAGGTTATAACTCAGGCGCTAATGCATTGGAATTAGCCGCTCACATGGGTTTTAAGCTTGTAATTATGTTGGGTTTTGATTGTTCGGTTAAGAATGGCATTCACCACCATGGGCCACACGAGAAAACCGCCAATCCTAATTCAAGGCGTTGCGAACAATGGAAAAAGCAGTTTGCTTGTTTAAATAAACTGTATCCCAAAGTTCGATTTGTAAATTGTTCCAGTTATACCGAGCTCACTT